ATCACCTAACACCTAACACCTATTACGTCATCGACAACGACACCCTGCTATTGTGATGTTGCAATTCTCGCAACCACTGCTCAAATACTGGCTTACAATCTTTCAAAGCAGACTCCACCTGTGCCTTGATATTACCACTATCTGTCACACCAGTTATTTGTATTGTTGGTGAGAACGTAAAGTTATTACCTCCAACGTTACTGCCATCCCCGCTACCTGCATTACTATTTGGCAGTTGCAAGGGAGCGGAAGTTGTTGTTGGTTTGAACCCTAAAGAAACTACTGGATTTATGCTTGTAGGAGATACATTTAACCCTTTCGTAAAAGACTCCATCTCCTTGTTTAATTCCGATAATATGTCATCCATCTCCTTATTGTCTTTATTTATCGTAGACAATAACTCAGACAACGACCCTATTTCCTTGTTTAATTCAGCTATCATACTTGCGGTGGTAGCCACACCCGCCGTTTGTGGTGTTGCAGGTAACGTGGGAACTTTGAACCCTAAAGCAGGGCGAGTTACCGTTTCTATGGGGGTTACGCCCCGATTTATATATTGCTGAAATTCCGCATTGGATAGCTTCTTTCCTGTTCGCTTATCTACCCACTCATCCCCCTCTTTTACAAACGAACTACCCACCCCAGTCTTGATAATTCCCTGCCATGCTTTATTTACAATACCACCCATATTTGTAAAAATAGACAACACCCCATCTAAAAAACCACTAGCCCAGTTTACACCATCCGCAAACGGATTCTTGATAAACTCTTTCCACGTAGCATTCATTATTTCTATCGCTCCCGCCCAATCACCCTTTATAACCGCACAAATTATCTTAAATACCCCCCAAATGATACCTAAAAACGACCGAAACATATTATATGCTAACTTTAAAAGACCAACTATTGTTTGCGACACCAAATGCCAAGTCAATTTTGCCAATGCCTTGATCCCCCCCCATATCGTAATGCCAAGTGCCACGAACGCACGACCCAAAACTGGCAACCCAGACATTAACTCTTTTCTAAAATAAATAGCACCCGCCACGATTACAGCAATTAAGGCTATTATCCCCCAAACTGGAGCTGTGATGCCCGCAAAAAATGCACCGATTGCCTTGCCACATATCACTATCACACCCCATAGTTTTGTAAACATTACCCCTATCTTTGCTATGAGTGCAGGTATCCATTGCCACAATACAACCACTTTTAGAAATTTATAAAGAGAATAAATGGGAATACATATCCATTTGACCAATTTCACAATAAGCCAAAATAACTTACCTACCAAATATAACATAAATTGCCAGAAAGATAACTTAAATAATCCACTGCCACCAGATATTATCTTTGTAGATGCGAATATACTTACGATAGCTGCCACTAATTGTAATATACCGTAAAGAATCTCACTTCCTTTCCACGTTGCCCATAATTTAAATATATCCGTTAAAACCTTTTTCCATCCTCCATGCTCCTGAACCACTTCATCCAACGCTATAAAAAAATTCCACACCATTTTACCTATACGCTCGAATCCCTCAATAATTGCAGGCATATTCTCCAATAAATAATCACAAGCAACCTGTATCTTTGCGAAAATACTGTCTTTATATTTATCAAGTAAACCCTGAACCCCCTCGTTAAAACGCTCCAGTGGTGTCCATAACATCGACCCTATCGTAAATATTGTCCCCATAATATCAGATTTCAGCTTAACATAAGACTCCATAAACTCCGCACCCGCCTCCGCCTCCTCCGCCGATGGTGCAAACCCTATTCTTTTCGCCTCTTCTATCAGTTTTAAGATACCAGACCTCCCCAATTCAAGAAGTGGTAGCAACTCGACAGCATTACCACCTGCCCCCGTAGGAGACCCAAACATTAATCCTGCTACAGTAAGTGAATGTTCGTTATCCTCATTTATTTTGAACATATCTGGCAAGTCCATTAATATATCAAATAGTCTTCGCCGTTGTCCACTCTCATCAAGTGGATTCACCTTTAATACATTATTAAAGAGATGCCTATAATCCTCGTTTCCCTCTATGTAGCGTCTTATACTTTTATTTAAAAATCTTATACTTGTATCTATTGACTTAGCATTCATCCCAAACTGCTCTGCTGCATATACAAGACCACCAACCTCTTCTGTAGTCATATTATATTTACCCGCTGTGAGATGCACATCCCTTGCACGCTCCGCCGTGCTTACACCCAATGCATAAATACCCGCACCCGCACCCGCTATCCCCAATGCTATATTACGTAGTGGTATATACGTGCTACTTATAGACCTACTAAGCCTATCCCAAGACGTTGATACATTATCCAAAGACTTCTGAAAGTCCCTCATACTATTCTTTGCCTGACGGTTAAATCGATTTACCACTGCAACTGCATCGCTACACGCTTTAGATAAACTCGGATCTACCATCCCGCCTATCTTAAAATACGACTCAAACGCCTTGCGTAAACTCGCCATACCTATCTCCTAACACCTAACACCTAACACCTAACTCCTAACACCTAAC